TCGCCACGATTAAATATGGCCCAAGTGGTTATCGCTGAGTAATCTGCCGTATCTTTTTTAGAAAAAGCGGTATCGTAACTTTGTATGACATAAGAATACGAAGGCACGTCGGCATCTTCCCACCTGTTCCACCACTCTCGTTTTACGATAGATCCCTCTTCTGCCGTTGGATCCTGCATCCATTGTGAGTTCCATTTAGATACAGGCAATGATGCTTTTACGCTTAGTAATTCATCTTTTTTCCAAAACTCTGGCCACAATGGATCCTCTGATTCTGGCATAATTGCCGGAAACTCCACAACCTCCCATTGGTCAGCAAACTCATCAGATTGTTTTTTCAACACGTTACCAACCAAATCTTTGGTGCTCCAACGGGTCATTACTATCACGATGATTCCGCCAGGTTGTAAACGCTGTCTAGGTCCTGATGTATACCATTCGTAAGCCGATTCCATCGCTTTCGGTGACAGAGCATCTTGTTCTGAGTGTGGGTCATCTATAATTAGTAAATCTGCACCACGACCCGTAATAGCGCCACCGACACCTGCGTAAAAACTTTCGCCGTCTTTGTTGGTAGTCCAACGTCCCGCTGACTTGTTATCGGCTTGTAATTGTAAATCTGGGAATATATGTTGGTAATCTTCACTGTCTATTATGTTTCTTACTCTACGACCGAATCGCACAGCTAACTCTGCGGTGTGTGTGGTTTGAATAATTTTAAGATTACCTTTTTTACCCATCATCCAAGCAGGGAAAAAAGTTGACGCAAACTCTGATTTAGAGTGTCTAGGTGGCAAACACACAATAAGTCTTTTGCATTTACCTTCTGCTATCTTGTTAAATTTTTCTGCAATAATTTTGTGGTGTCGACCTTCTATAAAGTCTGGCCACATGTGTTTTACAAACGACATAAAATCGCTTTGGCAAGAATCTTGTTTTTCTAGTTGATCGTAACGGTTTAACAGCGCTAAGGCCTCTGCCTTATCTTGCTCAGAAAGTATGTCAAAATCCTTAAATGATACATCACTCATGGTCGAGCTAGGTGATTAGGTAGTGACGTAATAACCACCTAACTCTAAGCGTAAATCGCCTAGCGGTAGTATTACATATCGTTAAACTTCGTGCCATTCCTTACCTTGAAACAATAAAGATTCTGCCTCTCTTCTGCGAACCAAACCGTTCAAAACTTCGCCGTTAGATTTATTCCATCGACGCATTTGTACGGGCACTTCATCGTATTTGCTATCGTTTAAAACTTTTAACATGGTTGATGATTTAAGGTTGGTTGGCCCTAAATTATAAGTCCAAGCAACTAACGCATCGTATTGTGATTGATCTAACGGAACTTCTACCAATTTGTCGACGTATTCTTCAAACTCTAATAAATCCTTATCAAGCATTTCTTCCGCCATATCCTGTGTAATCGTCATACCTTCAACCACGTTTTTAGTCGTGCCGTAACCGACAGTCCAAACTCCCGCCGGACATAAATAACTTTCTAGTTCGCAACCCTCAAATTTTTTTATCAAAGCTTTGCCTTCCGCTGAGGTTTTCATGTGTTCTCCTATTTTGTAGTTACCATGCGGTAATAAACTACCACTTCTTTGAGTTCGTTTACATACCTTTTAAGTTCTTGCATGTTGTAAGCCATGAGCTCGTAGTCAGGGACAGACATGGCTACAAACACCAATCTGCCTTCTTCTTTTTCTACTCTTTCTAAAAATGTATCTAAATTTTTATCCGATACCACATACCAATAAGGATTTTTTAGATCTAGTCCTCTGGGTAATATTGGTTGTGCTATGGTTCTTTCTATAGGTTTAGATACAACGTCAACCTTTTTAGGAATCAGGCCGCAACTGTAAACCGTCATCAAGACTGTCAATATTACGACTGTCTTGTTCAATGCTTTCAAATACTTCTTTTGTGCCATTGTTTACTCTCGTTTCTATTAAGCCTGGTTTTGCCGCAGCAAGTTTGCTTAGATTATGTCTTTTGAATATATCAAGGTATCTATTCATTTCTTGTTCTATTTGTTGATTTTTTCTTTGGATGTCTAATAACCCTTCGGTTTGTACCTTAAAGTCATCTTGCAAAGATTTAATAGCTGCTTTTTGTTCTTGATCGCGTAGTTCAAATGCTTTGTTTAAACTAGATAAAGATTGGTTTTGATAATACAAAAAACCACATAAAGAAAACAACACAACAATTACGCCTAAAAATACCTTTGTCATGGTTTATAATTCTAGTTTTTATCCTGAGCTTTGTCTAATGACAATCGTTGAGGAGCTACCACCGTTTACTTTGACCTCATTGATTACGCCATTTTGTTCTAACACAACCGTATAACTGTTACCGCTGTCAATATTTATAGCAGCACTAGATCCAACTGCTCTAGTCATTTTTATTTTTTCACCTGTAACTATGGTAGTGATTTGTGTTTTTGTATCTTGCCCAACTAATGTGCCTTTGATATTTGTAGATGTTGCCTCTTGTGCAAGCTGATCCTCGTCATCTATCTTGTCTAGCTCACTAATAATATCTAAGAGGTCTTCTAAAAAGTTTACGTTTAGCGCGTCATAATCTAGTTCTGTAAACTCAAGTCCTTCTTCGCCTAAGTTTTCCTCTGCTAAATAATCAATGTCTAGCTCGTTAAAATCTAATATTGGATCTACGCTATCTGTAGATTCTTGATCCTCTAAAAAATCCTTGGTTTTTTTCGGCGGCGATACGATAAGCATGTTATCTATAAAATCCAAAGATAGATCTAAAATAACCGGATCTGTAGGTGCCGTGTCTAAAGTTGTTGTTGTGGTGGCCTGAAATGCTTGATTTAGTATTACCGTGCCCATGTTTGTAGTCACTGATATTTCACCGGATGGTGCTCCGTCTTGATCCGGCAATAATATAAATAAAGACTCTGAGGTGTCTGGATTTACTGTCACACTAAAATCCGTACCCCTAATACCGACCGTAGCAGAGTTGGTTCTGAGCACCATATTTTCTTTTGCTACTTTACCTGTCAGTCCCGTGGTGAAACGAGCCGTGCCTTTTAGAAAGTTGACTGCAAGTTTTGATTTGGATGGGTCAGGATCAAAAACAAACTCGTCTATGATAACCGTAGAGTTTTCGGTTATTTTTATGGTGGTATCGTCGACAAAACGTATGCCCATACGACCTGCCTCGGTTTGTGCTTTGTCGTAAGATTGAACTACAAAGTTAGGCGTGGCCGCAAACGCCTCGTCTCTTTCGATTTGTGCAAAACCTGTTACTTCATTAACAGATCCTACGTCAACAGCTTGTAGAGGTTCCTTGGTCGTTTTGGATAATGCAGAAAGATCCATTTGAGCCTGTGCTAATGACCCGTAACCAATCATTATCCAAAGTAGATGCTTGCGTAACATTTAAAGTCCTTGAGCCGCCTGTATGATCTAAATAAAAGTAACCGCCTTGATAGCCGTCGCCGTTATAATTGACAGTGTTGTCCGATCCGTCTATGTCCATGTAATTTGTAGCTAGATCCACGTCAATATCAGAATCAATCGTGTTGTTAGAACCGTTGATTATCCAATCTAAATCTAGTGTCGACGCCATAGCATTTGTGGCTTGGTCTAATGACATGTCGTTTGAAGATCCTGTGACTTGTATGTTGACATTGCTAGAATC